GCGGCAATCGCCGAGCCGATGCGCCGATCCGCCACATGGAAGCCCTCTGCGTCGGTCGCCTTTCGGGTGAACATCAGCGTGACGCCGATCATCAGCACCGCATAGACGGCCAGAATGACAATTCCGAACATTTTGGAAATCTCCTTTTGTGATGTCACCGCTGCCCTCTGCTGGCGAACATCGGACCCGGTGCATGACCAGCGCGCAAGGAGTAACGCGCAGGCCTCAACCTCCTTCCCATACGAATGACGGCCACCCCGCGAGGGATGGCCGCCTGGCTTATGTAGGATTTTACGAGTCTAATCCTAATACATGGTGCGGGGAATATCAAGAAACGAGTTGCAACAGCGAAGAACAGCTTTTAACTACCGAGGTAGCGGTAACACACCATCTTTACCGAATCCTCCGAATTGCGGCCTCCTATGACCGCTGCGACCTCTTTCCATGCGAGCCCTCTCAGGAAGCGCAGCCGGAAGATCAGGCGCGTCTGGTCATCGTCGATGCCTTGAATGAACGGCATGATCTGTCCCTCGCTGGCCTTGACCTCTTCCTCCAGAAAGCCGACACGCGCATCCATGTCCACAATCTCAGCTGCGAGGTCGCCGACCTTATCCTTTATGCCGGGAGTATGCGGCATACCTGTGAGGGCAGCCGCGCCGGGGCAAGCCGCGTCACGCAAGGACTGTAGCATCTCCCTTGCCCTTGCCAGTTTCTCTATCAGCTCAAAATGCTGATTCAATTCCGAAAGCGTCGTAATAGCTCACCCCAATCTGTTCTTACTTCCTTTTGCCGCCCTGTCGGCTGACGGTCTCTCCAATCTGCATTTGCCGGTATGATGGCTGCACTACCTCTACCGACACCACACGGGTATCTCCATACCGCTCCAAATCCTGAGCAATCTGCTCCTTTATGCCAATGGCCTGCCCCGCCGGAGCGTTCACATGAACGGTGATGACGAGCATCATCGCACCGTCTGATAGGCGCGGGCTTTCTTGTTATAGACCAGATCGACCGGCGCGCCGCAGGAAAGGCAGTTGTAGGTGATACTGTCCTCTTCAATGTTCGTTCGATACTTGAAGCTCTTCCCGCACTTACAGCGGATGTGCGCCGACGTGAGATCGTGCAGCGGCGTTTCTCCGCCGCAGGCCGCACATCGATAAGACGAGATAGGCTGTTTGACACAAAAGCCTCGCAAATCCCCGCACTGTGCGCACCGAATAAGCAGAAATCCCTTGTATGTCTTCGGCGTGGTCTCCTCGACTTCTGCTCTATCAGGGATAGCCCAGGTCTCTTTCGGCCCGAACATAGTCTCCGCGCGGCTGGGCTTTGCGCGAAGCGAAGTCGGCTCTGCTTTGTGTATCTCCGGCAGAGATGCCTTCGTTGCAGCTCCGCGCCACACAGGGCGGCAGTCTATGCCATTCCCGAGGCGGCAATGCCATCTGTTCGCGCCGCTGAATTCCTCTTTCTCTCCATGCTCGCAGTATTCGCAGTTGCCGTTCAGCCAAAGCAGAGCGGCAATATCGGTCGCGGCGGCGTTGATCGCCTCCTCCGCTCCCGCGAACTCCTGCACCAAGTCAAAAAGACGGCTGTAATCGTCGTACTGAATACGCCCGGTTTCGTTCAGCTCGTTGACAAAATCGAGCAGGTTTTCAAATCGTTCCATAGAAACTCCTTTTCATTCCGGCGCCACGCAACCGCAGGCCGTGCTTTGGCCGTGAAAGTGTCCGTTGCTGCACGCCCAGGCGCTGGCCTTTTTTAGTGCCATGGGGCATATTTCAAGCATGATAATCCTCCAGCACATAGCACCAGCTCTGCGGCGGGCGGTCAAGTTCCCGCAGCTCAAAGCCGTTTTTCATTGTCCGTAAGCCGATAAACTCACCCAGATCACGCGGCGTATCATAAATGCGCAAGTCGGAAATATGCCAGCCGTAACAACGCCCCTTATCGCCGATATAAGCTATAATTTCTGCCTGAGATAAGCACGTCGCAGGGGAAAAGGCGGCATTTGTCGGACACCATAGCCTGCCGCCATCGTATGTGATCGGGACGATTCGCTCACAGGTAAACTCTCCAATGACCTTGCCATTTCCTTTGCTTGCACCATTTGGGTTCTCTAAGTAAGCAGACACCGCCATAAACGAGTATTTTTCTCTTGTTGGAGCGTCCAGAACCCAGAGCGCATCATACCCAGCCCTTTCCGCTGTGCAGTAGATGTAGCACTTAAACGGCGTTTCCAGTTTCGGTCGCGTCTTGCGTACCTCGATGGTCTTTTCGCCGGAAGCGATTAACTCGCACCATTTCGGACGAATGCTAATAAGCACACTTTTATCCATTTGCGCCCTCCAGCATGAGCTGCCCTGTCGCATACGCCTGATAGAGCGTCCTGCCGTTTCCGTCGGTGAGATACGGGAAGAACACTTCATCGACGGCTACATCACAGGCTTCCACAAGGGCAAGCTGCGCCAGCACCCAGTCGCGGATATTCCTCCATGCCGTCCTTTCAGCCTGTGCGCGGTCAGCTTTGATCTTCTGCGCCGCGAACACTCGCAATGTCCCATCCACGGCCGCAGGGAGCCGAAAGCCCCTCGTACCGGCTACGGTCTCGATAGCGAACGTGACCGCTGTTGGCTTGCCGGATTCATAGTCCACCATGATTTTTGTCGCGCCAGCGCGGGCAAGCGCGCCCTGGATCTCGCCGAGGCTCGTGTAGATGTCCACGCCGCTGGTATAATTCTTAATTGCCATTTTGCTTTACCTCTTGAAATTGCCCGCCGCCCGGCAGCTCCCCCAGTGGGGAGCGAAGCCGGTGCCGGTGGCCTTGTGAGGATCTTCCGTGTACTCGCAGGAAATGACCTCGCCGTTAGGCGTGACGATCTTTTTACTGCCGGATCGGGGCTTTTCGATGTAATAGCGCGGGGTGGCGTCACACGGCATGGACTTCCCGCCGGGTGTTCTGATCCAGACGATAGCCGCGCCGCAGCCTTTGCAGGTAGATGCTCTCATTCGTCGGTCGCCTCCCCGAAAAGCGCATGTGTTCCGTCCTGAAGCGCCTTTTCATCGTCGGACATCTCGTAGCCCAGCTTGACGAGCAACGCATAGATGCGGTCCAATTTCTCGTTTTCCTCATGCTCCATGGTGTAGCTGTTCCAGTAGCTGCGGAAATAGCCCTCGGACTTTCCGTCACCCAGGCGCGCATAGATCATTCGCAGGAGCGCCTTTTCAGGCGTCTTGCCGATCGCGTCGGTCACGGCCTGGAGCGTAAATGCGGCATCGTCCTCGCCGTCCTCGTCATCTTCGGCAAGGGTCTCGGCGCCGGTAGCCTGCGCGATCTCCTCTTCAGTGAGCCAACCGGTATCGTCCCAGTATTCGGCGTAGGCCCACAGCGCCACGATGTCCGCAAGGCGCTTTTTGATGGCGGCTGCAGAAACGGTAGTCACGAAGTCGGCACGAAGCTCATAGGCGCGGGCGGTTGCTTCGGACAGCGCCTTTGCTGCGGCGTCCTTTTGCTCCTGCTTCAACTGCTCCTCGCGCTCTTTCGCTTCTTCCTCCGGGGTAAGGGTGGTAGGCTCATCCTTGACCATCAGCACAATATAACCCCATGTTTCGACGAAGAAGAAATACTCAATGGTATCGGCATCCTCCGGGCGATCCACTTTGACTTCGCCGTTAGTATAGAAGCTATTGACTCTCTTATAGCCGGTCTTGTCGGCGATCTGCGTCGCAAAGGTACTCAACTGCTCTACCCATAGGGCTTTGCGCGCCTCTGCGGCTTCATCATTGATGGCCTGTTTCAGCTTGTACTTGAAGTTCTCGGTGCCGATGTAATCAAGCATTTCATTCTTGCGCTCCGGGCTTTTAAGCTTGTCCAGCTCCATGTACTCGAAAAGGCTGACGCCGCGCTCCTCGGACTTCTTGAATTTGTCCTTATCCAGCTCCAGGAGCTTCACACGGCGCCGGACGGTAGTAGCGGAAAAGCCGGACTTTTCTGCAATGTCCTCGACAGTATCGCCCATGTCGAGCATCATCTGGAAGCCCTGCGCCTGCTCATAGACGGTCAAATCCGACCGCTGCATATTCTCGGTGAGCATGGTGCTCAGCTGCTCCCGCTCCGACATCTCGACCACAACACAGGGAAGCTCCTCCAGGCCAGCCAGCTTTGCGGCCGCAAGGCGGCGGTGGCCGATGATGACGCGGTAGCTCTCTCCGTCCCACTTCTTCGTAATTTCCCCAATCAGCGGAACAACGGTGAGGTTTTGGAGCACACCATTAACTTTGATGCTCTCGGCCAGTTCGCTCACATCGCCCAGGTCTTTGCGGGGATTATCAGGATGCTGCCACAGCTTTTTGACCGGAATGTACTTGATTTCTGCCATAAAATGCTCCTTTCTTACGCCGAGCTTTGCCCCTCGGCTGGGACTGTTTATTATTTTCGGCTCATGCCGTTCACGCGGCACCAATGCCGCTGGGCCTGTTTCTTCCTTGCGGTGCGGCAGGCCGCGCAAAAACGGTTTTCCTTGCGCTCGTAGAAGGTGCCGCCGCACCGTGCGCAATACTGAGGCTGAATGCGCCGGAACGCTGTGCAGCTGTCGCAGTCCGTACACCCTGCGGAGCATCCGCCGACATCGTCCCAGTTCATGCACATAAACCGTTGCCAGTAGGGGTCATAGCCAAGATCGTTCATGCGCTTGCGAAGCAATGCATCCAGCACGGATAAATCACGCCTGACCTGCTGACGAGTGCGGGAGATGTAGAAGCCGTGACGAACATCCATCTCCGGTGTGCCGGTTCCCCATGCTCCGTCACCGAGCATTTCTCGCACCTTATCGGCGTTCTCGGTCAAATAGTCGTTGTAGACCTTGGAACGAACGCATTTTTCAGAGCGGCCGACCGCCTTACCTATGGCAGCGTAGCTGTCGCCGTGGCGAATGCCATCAGCCAGTATCTCAAAATCCTCGCTGCTCCATGTACCGCGCTTGCCGGTCAGTTCCATCGCAANCCCCACGGGTCTTTCCTCTGAATGGCGTATGCCTCGAAGTCTTTCTTGCGCTGCTCGGCTACCCAGTCAGGCTCCTCACCAAGCGCCAATGGTTCCATCTTGGAAAAGTCGATGAAGCTGCGGTATCGCTCGGCCCATTCCCAGAATTCATCAATGTAGACCACCCGAAAGCTGCAGCGGTCAACCTTCTTCGTATGGACGGGTAACCCCCTGTTTTCCACCCAGCTTTTCATCTTGTAGCCGTAGGAGCTGCTTCCTCCCGTTACTGCCAGCAGGAGTTGATTTAGAGTGACATACTCACCGGCCATCAGCACCGCGCCCAGGCCGAGACGCTGCGCTCTGACCTTGACGGCATTTGTTGTACGGTTGAGCTTCTTTGCGATGGCCGGGACAGAAATCTGTCCCCACTTTTCCATCAAATAATCTTCTTCCTCGGGCTTCCATGTCCGGCTCCCGAGAGGCGGCTGCTGCCGCATTCCGTTCCCTCCCATCAAAATAGAGTGAGCTGGCCGGTTTTCGTTTCCGCCAGCGGTTGAGATTGNAGGCGCCGGCGGCTCTGCCGGTACCTGCTCTGCCGCGTTCCGAAACAGGAGATCCATTTGCGCCCCGATGCGGCGGTAGTGCCAGACATCGCGGAAATACATCGGCGTGTACCAGACCTGCGGGCCGTCCTTTGGCAGCAGACCGCGGGCGTCGTAGCTGACGGACGGGCGCAGGAGGGAGTCGTCAATGACAACATAGCCGGGGCAGCCGAGCAAGCTCAGTTGGATGTAGCACATACACCCGGCGAGGAAATCTATGTCCTGCGCCACGAACAGCACCGAGGTCTGATAGTTGATATGCTGTCTCCGGCACTCATTGGCGAATGCGAGCAGCAGCGCACCGGCTCCGCAGGCGGGGTCGTTCACGGACACCCAGCCCTGCTTTTCTATCTGCGCCGTCATATCAGGCGCATAGGTCATCGCGGACATCGCCCTGCAGACACTGTACGGAGTGAAGAACTGTCCTTTCCATTCGTTTCCGAGGCCGAGTGCCATAAAAAGCTCACCGAGGAAGTCCTGCTCGGGATCGCGCTCCAATTCGGCTACGACCTCAAGCAACATATCCGCAAAGACTTCCAGCTCCTTAGCGGAATACTTCTCTGCGCGGCTACGGTACATTTCTTCCCTGGCCTTGGCATGCGGGCCTCCCATCGTGTTGGCGATTGCGATGGCCGACATGATGATGAAGTCCTGCCAGATGTCCCAGCGGGAATACTTCCCACTCAGCCCTTCTATGAAGCGGACGATATTCTTCTGACTTTCCCCTCTGACGTGCCGCAGGGCGTTTCCCATGACTTAGCCCTCCTTGTTCGCTGCTTTCAGTTCTGCGGCTTCGCGCAGCTGCGGAGCGACTGACTTAACGGCGGCTTGATACCCAGCGTCATACCCGCGTTTCCACACGCGGCTGAGGTAGGCCGCAAGCGTCGCCTTGTCCATGTGCTTGATTGTCTTGTAGTCCTCGCGGCGCATCTGACCGGCAAGCTGCAGGTCGTGTGCGGTATGCTTATTTGCATTCACGGTTGGCATCAATCTTCACCGCCTTCCGTATCGTCAGGCTCGTCGGTGGGGAGGACCTCGCGGCCGTCGGATCCGTTATACGGACCGACGACACCAAGCTCCTCCAGTGCGTCAATCAGACGCGCAGCCTTTGCGTAGCCAACGCTCATACGGCGTTGCAACAGCCCCACAGTCGCTTTATTCTCTGCCCGAACAATGGTAATGGCCTGCTGAATGTCGGGGTCGTCCAGGTCAACCTCAGGGCCATCCTCGCCCTGCATATCCCCCTCGTCCTCCGGCTCCTCGTCGGTATCGCCAGCCTCGTCCTCGTCAATGACCGGCATGAGGCCGCTGCGCAATGCGTTCTTTTCCAGCACATCGCGGAAGAAATACTGCTGCCAGTAGGTAATCATCTTCACCAGAATGGACTCAATCTTGGTGCGGAGCGTCTTGCTGATGGTAAAGGTGCCGCCCGTTACCTTCGTGTCCAGACCGCCGTCCTCGAAGATCCAGGACATGGAGGCGTCGGGGCTGCGGTAGCCGACCTCCTCGACATTCTCCAGCATGGAAATCTGTGCGTCCATGCCCTGTACGGGCTTGATGGTAAAGATGATGGGGTATCTGTCTTTTTCAAAGCGATAGACGAGATCGTGCTCATCGCACAGGCCCTGCATCTTCTTCTTTTGGGCTTCATACATGGAAATTTCGCTCATGGTGGTAACTCCTTTCAATTCAGTTGAGCAGGAGCAGCGTGCCATTCCACGCCGTCTGCACTTGATATTTCTCCAAGTCGGCCTCCGTCACATACTTGCGGCCGAAGTGGTCTTTCATGGTCTTCCAGATGTCCCAGGGGACGCAATAGACCATGCCGGAACTGAAACCGGCGATGACAAAGCAGCGAGCGCCGAGCGCCTGATGCCTGTCCATATAGTCCTGTTGGCTCTGGAGGACGCGGCTCTGCTCCATTCGGTCGGCGGCGGTGAATTTCGCCTCGAACATGACCGTCCTACCGCCCTTGATGGTGCCTTTATAGTCCGGCTGTGCCTGCTTTTCGTAGTAGGCGATGAACTTGCCATTGCCGAGATTTTTCGTGGGGTGCATCGGCTCCGGCGTCTTTTCGATGATCGCAAAGCCTTTCTGTGCGTAGTAGGCAAAGGAATCGTCGATGCGGCTCTCAAACTGCTTGCCGCGGGCTTTTGCGATCTTGCCGAGCAGCTGGCGCTTCGGGTCTTTCTTCACAGTCATGAGAGATACCCTCCCAACCATAGCCCACCGGCGAACATTCCCAGCCCGATGCAACCTTGCCGGAGTATCTGGCTCATGGGGATAAGGTCGCGATCGCTGGCGCCGGCAGTTCCGAGGACCAGGAGGAAGCCGAGCGCGGCGATGATGCCGCAGGCTTGCCGAAATCTCTTTCGCGTCATGCTCGTTACCTCCAGATGTATTCGCGGCAGAAGACGTGATCTCCGATCTGCCCCCATACGCGGTCGTTCTCTCCATTGCGGGAGAAGAAAACCACGTCGGCGTCAAGGATCGTATCTCCATACAGAGCGCCGTTGATGGCGTCATACTGCGCTTGCGTCGGCGTCGCGGTGCTGACCGCGTAGATGGTGGAGAACTGCGGAACATTGCCGCCCTCTCCTTGGTGCAGCACATCGTGTACTGTGTCCGGGAAAGCGAAGTGCAGTACGCGGTTGAAAACGACTTCGACAACGGCCTGCTGCCCCTCGGCGCTCTGATTGCCGGCTTCGAGGAATACGACCGCAGCCAGCTCTGCCAGTTCCTCGTCAGTCATTTCGATGTTGACATACCGAGCTGCACGGGCGGGGCGATCTTCGGCCCAGGTAACTTGCTCAGCCTCGGTCATTTCTACTTCTAAAAGCCGGACAGGTGCTGTCGTTGCTGGGTTTTCTAACTTGCCGGTCATTTGTGCTGACGCTGCGGTTTCCTCGCTGACACTGATGCGGAGAGCCACGATGCAGGCTAAAACTGCGAGCAGGCAGATAAGCGGCGCCGGCGAAGCCCTCCTTTTTCTTCTTCGTTTCATGTTTTCCCTCCTATCTGCTTCATGCCCGGCCCGACCGCTTTGCGCGGCCCGCTGTTGAGCGCGCTTGTCTGCCGGATGATCGTTTCATATGCGGACTTGAAACCGTCGTAGTTGTAATACTCGTATGTCTTTACGGTGCCGTCGCCAAAGGTGCGCTCTCCTGTTGCAATCAACCGAGAGGGGCCACCCATAGCCTCAATAACGCGCCTGATATCCGTTCCCTCCGACAATCTTGCCACAGCCTCCTCTGGTGTTTTCCCAAAGTCCATATCGAGCTTGAGGTAATTCCACGCCTGATCAATCCGCGCCCTCACTTCGGCCTGCACCTTTTCGGCTTTTTCCTTGAATTCTGCGATAGTCGGCGGGAATTTACACTCGCGCACCAACTTTACAACAGCCTGCTGCCCCGTCCAGAAGTCGATCTCCGGCAAGCAGGTCACCCACAGATTGATGGTAGGGCCGAGCTTTGCGATGCCGCCCTTGAAAACCTCTGCATTCGGATAGGCAAGGAGCATCACGGCGAATATCTCGCTCATTTCCTTGTGCGTCATAGGCTTTCCTCGCTGGCGTACATCTGGTGGAGCTGCTGCAGGTCGTCCATAGCGCTCCCGCTGGTGCTCGGTCGGCTGCCGTTGCCGCCACGGATGCCCCAGCGTTCACGGCTGCACTTCCGAATAACAAGATTCCAGTCGCGCCACTTGTTCTTGTTGCCGTGCATTTGAGCAGACTCGTCTATGTAGTCGATGCAGCGCGTCAACTCTTCTTCGCCGAGGTCGTCGATCAGCCGGGCGTATTCCTCTTCGGTGAGCCGCACCCATCCATGCGCGCCGTGCTTATGGCGGGGGACCTCGGGGTGGCCATCTTCTGCAGCGTTATACTGCGCCGTTACGGTAGAGCGCTCGTTGTAGCGCGCTGCCAGGTACTCGCGGAAACGATCGTTCTTGACCTTGCGAATCTCGCCCAGCAGCGGCTTGTTGAGCTTTTCGGACGTCGACCAGTTGTATCGACACCAGTTAAGGATCAGCAGCTCCTTGGTCTGCGCGCTGTACCGAATGACATTGTGCGCGCTATCCAGGCGTTTCAGCAGGCGTTCCACGGAATCGTTGTTGTACCCTGTCTCGTTGGCAATTTGCTTGATGCTGACCTCGTAACAGCCGCAGAGATTGGTGTGCGGATTGGTCATGCAGTAGAGATAGATGTACCGATCCTCGGGCGTAAAGTCATCGACGACCTTGCTGTCCGTCCAAAAGTCCATGCTGATATTCCGATAGCTCGCCATAGTGTTCACCTCCTTCGGTGGGCTGTCGCCCGGTTGCCCGGGCGACCGTTTCAGAATGGCAGTTCTCCATCATCCTCGCCGACTTCACTAAAGTCACCGTAGTCAGAGGCAGGATATCCACCAGGAGCAGTGCCGC